CCAACATGTCTTGCATTAAACTGTGATTGTGAACATTGTCCAGTATGCAGCCAAGATGAATCTATGCAAGAAGAAGCAAATATGCCAGACTCAGAAACTCAAATGGCAATGTATGATTCTTCAGTTGGAAAAAAGGATTACTCAACTGCACAACGTGAATCAATGGCAGAAAATAATACTGCAATGCCTGATGGGTCTTTCCCAATTGCAAATGCAAAAGATCTTGCAAATGCAATTCAATCAGTAGGTCGTGCAAAAGATTATAATGCTGCAAAACAACACATCATGCGTCGTGCTAGAGCACTTGGACTAGTTGATCAACTGCCAGAAGATTGGAAGAACTCAGCAAGAAAAGGTATGACTGGTTGGAGCGGAACAGTATTTGACCTCAATCCGTTTGTGAAGTAATATGCCAAAGAAAAAAGCGGGATCATTTAACTCAATGCAGGTTAAAAATGGAAAAATTGTTAGAATGTATAAAGATGGAAGAGTTAAATCTATTATTGATGATTATATTGTTGAACATACAAAGCAGTTAGTTAAAAAAACTAAGGGGTAGTTATGGAAGATTTAAATAAAGAAGATTTAGAAATATTGCTTTCTTTTTATAGACAAAAATCTAATGATTTAGAATGGCAAAATCTTATTTTACAAATAAAATTAAATAAAGAAATAGCAAAAAATAATCAAGAGCCTTTGCTTGATCTATAGGAGATAGTATGGAATATGTCATAACCATTGGCTTGACATTCATACTTTTTTGTTCTATAATTATAATAAGAAAAAAAATGCATAAAAAAACATATAGCAAAACTGTATATCGTCAAAGCGATATGCATGAAATGTTAAAAGTTTTTTTTAATAAAACAATAATAAAAAGTAATTCTGTTTCTCAAATTAAAAAAAGAAAAGAAGAAAAAGTTACAAAAGTTATTATTTTAGACAATAATGCATATTGGGTTTCGGACAATGTATTTTATGTTGGATTAGCAGTTAATGGTGAAGTGCAACCAGAAACAGCGGTACCACTTGATACATCTGAATTATCCAAAACAGATATTAACAAATTGTTATATATCTTAGATACTTTAAAGGGTGGAAAAACAAATGATAGTGGCAGTACAGGGAACCAGTGAGTTTAATGATTACCAGGTTTTTCTTCGTGCTATGAGCGTTGCACTTTCTGGAATGCAGGAAGGTGATAAAGAATTTACAATTTATTCAGCAGGTCCTTCAGTTATTAATTCTTATGTTTCTGAATTTTGTAATTTATCAGAGCGTGGAATGAAATCTAGAGGTCGTAAAATTAAATTTTATAAAGTTCCACCTTCATGGATTAAAGAAAATATGCAGTATATAAATTATTTTGCATACCTTAGTAAGCCAAAACAACCAGTATCAAAGTTAGTTGCTTCTGCAGAATTAAATAATGTAGAAGTTGGTATATTCCGTTACTAGAAGAAAGAAATAAAATGATTATTAAATCATTGCAGCAAATGGAAAAAATTGTACAAAAGCACAAAGAATTAAAATGGGTGGGCTGGGATGTAGTTGAACGCAAGCGTTCCGATCTTGGTAGAACTTCACCAAGCGGTATTCGTATAAAAGATATATGGTACCTTCAAAAAACCTTTAACCTTGATCGTCAAGGATGGGATATACCAAACAAATATGGTGAATAATGAAACAACATTTATGGAAAGACGATGGCAAGTGTTTAGGTCTTGAAACAAATTTATTTTTTGATACCTATGAAGATAATCCAGAAATAAGACCAAACGTAGATACTTTATGCAGATCATGTCCTGTAGTAAAACAATGTTTTGCTGTTGGAATATCTGGAAAAGAATGGGGAGTTTGGGGCGGTATTTATATTGAAAATGGTGATATCTCCAGAGAAATTAATAAACATAAAACAAAACAAGATTGGTCTAACACATGGAAATCATTGACAATGGAGTAATATGTATACTGATGATATGAGAAGAGTAGTGCATAATTTTACTCCACCAAAAGGATTTGGTGTTGAAATTATTGACAATGAACATTATTTGACCATTAAACTAAATGAATTAAAATTTATAAAAATGTCACATGATGATAAGATTACAGCATTGCAATATGTGATAAAATTAAAAGATGCTCTAGAACAAAATGGCGCAATAGTATTAGTAACAAGAGAGGCAATAAAATGATTAAACATATATTAAGTTTTATTAAATGCAAGGCAAAAGGACACACTTTTACTCCTGCTGGCTCTTGCCCATTTACTGGTAAAACATATAATGGATGTACTATTTGTGGAAAAATGATTACTGTATGATAACAAATATTTTTATGGTTAGTTTCTTTATTTTAATAATTTTATTTGCAACTTTTTATTTTATTTCAAATAAAAAATTAAAAAAAGTTTTAAAAGATTTAAAAAAACTTTATATAGACAATGCAGTTATGCAAGAATATATTGATATTATTAAATCTAATGAACAAAATAATATTTCTGAAGAGCATGCAGATAAAGAAAATTTTATTAAATTTCTTTCAGATTCTCGTGATTGGGCGTTTACATATATTGAGGATGTTCAAGCAAGATTAAAAGAATTTATTGATACTGTAGATCCAGATCTAAGTTATTTTAATAAATATGGAGAAGTGGGTTCGGCATATCCTCACTATGATTCTATGGTAAGAATAAATAATGCATACAAAAAATTAAAGGAATTAATGCCAAAAGAAGAGGAAATAAAAGAATGAAAGATATTATTTTATCAACATTAACAGGATTTGGATGTGGTGTAGTTTTTGCTGCGTTCAAACTTCCAGTTCCAGCACCACCAGTTTTTGCGGGAGTAGCAGGAATTATTGGTTTATGGGCTGGATATGATATACTAATAAAAGTTCTATCCTAGGAGGAAATATGAACACAGAACAAATTAAAGCAGTACTTGCTTCTTATGGACGATCAGTCCTTGCATCAGGTCTTGCACTATATATGGCAGGCGTTACAGATCCAAAGGATCTATGGACAGCACTAGTTGCTGCAATAGCACCAGTTGCTCTTAGAGCAATTAATCCAAACGACAAGGCTTTTGGTATCTTGCCATCTGCTGAGGCTGTAGATGAGGCTCTGAAGACCGCTAAGGCACCTGTAAGAAAGAAGGCAACGCCTTATAATCCAAAGGCTGCAAAGAAGGCTGCTGAAAAGAAGTAATTAATTAATTAGTTAAGCCAGTCTAGAAATAGGCTGGCTTTTCTATTTTAATAATATTTTTTTAATACATCAATTTTATGATAATCATCATAAAGATATTCTTTAATTAAAGATATTGTTTGTTTTTTAAGTTCAACATTTTTGGGTTTTTTGCTTGTATTTAATTTAAAAATTCTTACATTTTCTTTTATTCCTATATTGTTTAAAATAGTTGACCAATTTTGATTAATTTCATTTATATCAAAAAAATCTATATCATTTCTTAGTCTTGATATTTGACTTGTTGCTTGTTCTAGTTTATTAATAAGAACTTCTTTTATAAAACCATCAATCATTGTTCCATCTGAAATTGTTTTGTAAAGATAAAAAGTTGTTGGATCATCTATTAACAGTTGATTTGCTATTTTTTCATTTTTTAACATTTTATTAATTTTTTCAATATCATCAGTTGCAATATATGGTTGTGCTAAATCATTTTTATAATAATATAAAGAAATAAGCAATGCCATTGGATCTCTAACTGTTGCAAATTTATACATTGAATTCCATAAGCCATCCCCTACATATTGTTTAATTTGTTCAGCAGTTGAATGTTTCCATAAACCATTTTCTCTTAAAAATTCCCAACTGTAATAATTTCCATAAAGATGTTCAATTTGTTTTCCAAATGTAGTTCCTCCCCTTAATACGTCATCCCACGCTAAATATGGAGTTAATGCCTCTTCAACAGATGTACCTCCAGTTTTATCTGGATGCATAAAAATAAAATTTCTTGATTTACTAATTATCATATAGACCAAAACTTTTTCATGTCTGGAAGATTAACAGGATCCATAGTTTTTAATCCTGCTTTACTGTATGCAGCCCTCATTATTGGATCATTGTCAATTGCTAAATTAACTTTTGCACCAAGTGCAACTGCTGTTTCATATTTATATTTTGCGGTATCTTTAGTAGAACCAGGATTCATTATTAAACGAGAATACCTTACGCCTGCTGATCTTAGTGCAGCAATGGTTTCTTTTCTTTGTGATTTGGGTCTACCAGTTACAATAATAATAGAACCAGGTAATGCGTTAACATAATCAATAACTTTTTGAATTGGCTGTGTACCGTTTCTTAAAAG